AGCGCAAAGAGAAGGTTATTATTGATGCTATGTCTAAGTATGGCAATGGCATAGGTTTGCGTAAGTGGGTTGAAACATACGCAAAGCCAGCGTTTGATACTGACCCGATGGGTTTAATATTCATGGAACATAATGACGGTGAGCCATACCCGACATACAAGCGTGTTACATCTATACATGACTACATTTCAGAAGGTAGGGAATTAGAATATGTTTGTTTTTACATTCCACAAAGCGAAGTAAAGCAATATGGCATAAACAATAAAGGTAATGAAGGTTGTAAGTATTACAGGTTTGTAGATGAGGAGTATGATAGGCTTGTATATGTGCAAAATGATGTAGCTATACTTGCCCCAATGAATGAGGGGTATAGTGCCGAGTTGCCTAATATGTGGGATGACGTGCCAGCTATCATAATATCTGACATGGTGCAATATTTTGATACAGGTAGATACGAAAGTAGAATACAGGTATTATCAGAATTAGGCGATTGTTTTTTACGTGACCGTTCAATACGGGATTTGCAAAAGCTATATCATGGATTTGCAAAAGCAGTTGAGCCATTATTAAGATGTTCTACGTGTGAAGGTGAAGGGCTATTACAAGGTATGCCATGCCCCGATTGTTCACAGGCAGGGCATGACAAAGGTAGTGGATATAAGACACGTACACGTATATCTGATGTATCACGTTTCCCGATTGAGATACTTAATGAGGCAGGTGGGTTTGACTTTAAGAAGTTGTTTGGATATGTTACTCCTGATATTGCGTCATGGCAGCAACAAAATAGCGACCTATCAGCGTTAGAACAACTCATGTATATTACCCATTACGGTACAATGAGTAATGCAACGGTACAAGGTTACAACGGCACACAAAGTACCACAGAAACGGCTACTAAGACGCTAATGGATACGCTACCAAAGCAGATGGTACTTAATAATCTTGCAGATTGGGCGGAAGGTATTGAAACATGGATAGCTAACAGAGATGCAGAATATAGATTTCAAGAGAGTGAACCAAGTGTATATATTACGTATGGTAGAGATTACATATTAAATACACCTGAGCAGATACTAGAAGTGTACCACGCTATGAAAAAGAACGGTGACCCAGTATCTACGCTTAATGAAATGATGGTAAAATACATTAAGGCATTATACAAAGGTAGCCCACAAAAACAAGCGGTTGAGTTAAAGAAATACAATGTTGAGCCATTCCCACACATGGCAATAAAAGATGTAGAGGCTAGTAGCTATGTTAGTGACTTAGATAAGAAACGTGCAAGGTACTATGTAGAATGGGCTAAGACTATCAGCTATGAACAATGGTATTCATATAGCGAGGCGGAACTCGGAACACTACTAACAGAATATGTAAATAATATCGTAACTTTACAACCACAAAATATAGAAACAATATGAGCAGAAAAATCAAAACGTTCACAGACGAACAACCAAAGCTAACAAAAATCAATCTATCGGCTATGTACCAAAAGCCCGAAGAGATTGAAGGACAGCCACACACCAAGTTTGATTACTCCAATCTTACAGGTGAGGACTTTATGGAGTATAACGAAATACTACAGGGCGATGTTAAGCAGCATGTGGCTAATGGTTTATCTCAAAGGGCAGGTAATGGGTTATTGAATATAAACAAGGAATATTACTTTGATTTATACATGGTATCGCCATTGTATCAAGCTATTGACCCTACCAATCCTACACCCACTAAGATAGTATCAGGTTTTGTAATGAAAGACGGTAAAGCGGTGAGGAAAGGAATGAAGATGAAATTAAGCACTGCATTGCTGCTTAATGCTAATTTACCAGCAGGTACTAATCAAATACCAGTTGAATACTTTTTACTATCACAAAACAAAGAAATTAAATAACACAACATGATACCACAGAAACAAATAGAACAACTAAAGAGTATAGGCATTGATTTAGCAGCATTAGTAGCAGCACATGCAGATACGAATGAAGTAACAATAACCTTGCCTGAAGGTCAATTTTTAACAGACACACAAATAACAGAACTACATGCGGCAAAAACCAAAGAGGGCGAAGGCAAAGCGTTTGAAATCGCAAAGAAGGAATTGGCAAAGGTTGGATTGCCATTTACAGCCGAAAGATGGGGCGATGTTGCCAACGAAATAAAATCACAGATAAACTCTACAAATGATGACAAGATTAAGTCATTAATGGAGCAAAATACTTTACTTAGCCAAGATGTAACCAAGTTTAAAACAGATGCAGAAACGGAACGCAATAACCGCAAAGCATTTGAATTTGAAACAAAGATAGTTACATCTATCCCTAAGCCTGAGAACGGATTAACACAAAAGGAAGTTTTAGAGATAGCCAAGATAAGAGGGTATTCACCAAAGGAACTAGAAAGCGGTGAAATAGTATGGGAGAAAGACGGGCAAACAATAAAGGATAAAGTAACCCATGCACCACTAACAAACGATAAAGGGATATTTGAGGTAGTAGCACAGCTAGGGTTTGCTCCATCGCTTACCAATCCACCAGCAGGTAGAGGCGTACCGCAAGGCAAGACAGATAAGAGTATCAAAAGCCTAAGTGAAGCCAAAGCAAAGTTTAAAGAAATGCACCCTGACAAAAATGTAATGGGTACAGAATTTCAGGCATTTGTAAGCGAAACTGCAAAAGCCGACCCATCATTTGATTTTAGTTCGTAACTTTACGCAATTATTGTTCATTTTCTAAACTTATGCGACATGGCAAAAGGTAAAAAGAAAGGTAAGATGTGCTAATTGCACCAGCCCACTAAGTTATTTAGTGGGCTTTTTTATTCCATTTTATAGAATATTTCCACAATTTGGAAAATAAATTTGGTGATATGATGTAATGTTATGTATTTTTACAGCGTTATACGGAGTATAGCGAATGAGTTGGAACTCATAAGAACTGATAAGGCTGTTAATTGCAAGGGATTTGACAATTAAGTACGCTAAAGAAATTCAAACATCTTTTATTTACTAACGTTTAAAATCTACTAACAATGTCAGATTATGCAGCATCGGTACTCTATACCGCACAAGCTCAGATAGCAGCAAGACGCAATCTATTTGAGCAACGTAGGCAAATGCCTAAAGTCCTAAGAATGGGCTTAAATAACTCAGAATATTCTATACCTACAGTATCAGAACTGAGAACATCGCCACTACGCCAAGTAGATGTAGTGTATTTCAAATCAGTACCTAACGGAACTGCAACAGTTAAAGCGTATAACCACACAGGTACATACGGTGATACTGGTAAGGTGAACGTTACTTACTATCAGATAGTGGAAACAATAGGTATGCCATTGAAACTAGGTGCAAACAACCTATTAAGCAATGCAACATTGTTTGCTAACTTGTATGAGCAAAAGTGGAAAAACATCATAGACCGTCACGAAGATATCGCACTTGCACGTGCTGTAGCTTTCCGTAATCAGTTGGATGCAACTACAATGGATGCTCGCCTTGCTGCTGCTGGTTTGACATGGGATGACACTAACAAGGGTATCGCAATATCTAGTGATGACACTAATTTGTTTATCGCTAAGTCTAAATCTGCAATGGAATCTATGTTCCTTAGCTACGCAGATGGATACGATGTAATAACAGACCTACAGTCATCTGTATCGTTTGAAAACTACATGAATCAGGGTACAGGTAACTTTTCAAATACTCAATGGCAGTTTTCTGAGTGTAACTTCTACAAAACGCAAAAGCAAATCAGTACAGCATACGGTAAAGGTTCTACCTTGTTTATGCCACGTGGTGCATTTGGTGCGTTTACATGGAATGAGCAATTAAACCGTCAAGGCTTGAATGATGACATGGGTGGTTCTATCGGTACATTGGGTACACAAACAGACCCATTTGGTTTAGGTATCACAGCGGATGTATCTACGTATTTCCAACGTGCATCAACAGTAGCAGATACTACAGGCGGTTCACCACAGGACTTTATTTTGCAAATGGAACTTACTGTTACTATCGGTTATGTGACAGACCCAAGTTCAACAACTGATGACAGTCCTATTATATTGATAGGTCAAAATGCAGGTATAAGCGCATAATATTACTAACAACATAAAATAACATAAAATGAAACAACTATTATTCATGTTGGTTGCTGTAATAGGATTGGCTACCAGCACAATAGCCCAAACAGGGTACACAAGTACTACAATGGGGATAATCACACCGCAGGGCGTGTTAAAGGCAAAGGACACGCTATCTAATGGCGATACAGGTGTATTGTTTATTTGGGTTGGTACAGCTTACGAAAAGTCATTTGAAATGTTGACTACTACCTTAACTGGTACGGTTGCATCTACTTCAAATATACTTTATGGATACAATAACAACGGGCAAAAGTTAACAGCCGCAGCCGCAGCAACATTAGCGGCTAGTGGTGGGGCTTACGCAATCACAGGTAACACTACCTATTGTGCAGGTTGCGTAGGTGCAGCTAGTACAACAGTGCCGGGCGCATCTAAAAAGTACACATGGCAAGTGCCAAGTAATGTAGGTGCTTTGTACGATAACTATTTTATTCGTACAATCCAAACAGGTACAGCTACAGCAACTTATACAGGTAAAGCAATTACGCAAAAGCCATAAATAAAAGGTATGCCATTAAATCCAATAGTAGGCTCAAATATTGTTAGTGTGGGATATAAAACCACACTAACAATTAATGAAACTGGTGGTACTTGGAGCAGTTCGAGAACATCGGTAGCAACTATAACCAGTGCTGGTGTAGTTGCTGGTATTGCTATTGGTAGTGCAACTATTACCTATACTTTAGGGTTGCAAACATCTACTTTTAGTCTATCAGTTAATCCCGTAAGGTTGACTAATGGCTTTAACTTAGATAGGATTTTACCAGCGTTTAGGGAGCGTATAGGATGGCATCAACCGTACAGCGGAACACCTGCATTAAATTCTACTAATCTAAAAGCAATATCAGGCAGGTACTACGATAGAGGGTTTCATAAGGCTGTTACTGTTAACAATGTGTACAGCGTACAAGAGGCTGAAACAATAACAGATGACCAGTTTAATGAATACCTAATAGAAGAGGATGACGCATGTACTATTGCTGTTTTGCAAGCGGTGTTCAATAAGCCAACGTTTATAGAACATAAACCAAACTACACAAGGTACGGCAACATTACGCCTTACAATATCCCTAATCAGGGCATGTGGTGCGGTTACAGGCTTACAATTGGTAGTGGTGACTATGCGGTAGTACTCAATAGTATTTCGCTTTATTTTAGCGATGTGGCTACGTTTAACGTGTATTTGTTTAATGACATATTATTAGAGCCAGTTCACCAAATAGAAGTTACTACAGTTGCTAACAATCAGACTAGAATACAATTAGACTGGTTGATGAATTATGTAGATAGCAGCAACAACGGTGGGAATACTAATGGTAATATTGGTGGGGTGTGGTACTTGGCTTACAATCAAAATGAAGTAGCAGCAAGTAACCCACTATGTCAGGCAATAGATGAGCAGTTGAACGTATGGACACAAGGTAAAGTAGTAGGTGCGTTCCCGTTCCAAGCGGCACAAGATGGAACATTTACATACAACCGTACTAACCTATCTGTTAACTTTAGAAGTTACGGTATAAACATAGAGTATTCATGTTATAGAGATTACACCCAAGTAGCTATACAGAACGCTCAAATGTTTGACCAAGCTAGAGGGCTAATGATGGCAGTTAACCAGTGTGAAGCGATACTGAATAGCGTAAGGGCGAACGGTGAAACAAGGCAGCTTAATATAAACTTAGAAGGATTAAAATTAGACATTGATTTAGCTTTCCCAACCAAAGAACACCCATATTCAACAGGGTTAAAAGGTAAGTTAGCTAAAGAAATTAAGATGGTAAGCGAAGCATTTGTACCAAAGCCAGTAGCAATATCAGTACCGATTACAGGTAATAGGGTTGTTGATGTGTGGGCTAATTACTATCAGGGATTTGACATAAGGGCTTTACCACCGAGAAACTGGACAACATGATAAACTTAGTACCACAACCTAACGGCATAGACTACCCATTGAGCGGACTTATGTACACGCTTTATGAGAGTCTGTATGTTATGTGGGGCGAAAGTGGAATGACATCTGATAACTTCGAGGTATACGGTAGATGCTACAGGAATAGCGATAAAGATGGGTTTATTCCACAGTGGTACAGTCAAGGTAAGGATTATGCCATTGATATGTTCTTTGATGACAGGAAAGCGGCTGTTATATGGTTTGGTTTAAATGACCCAACGCAGATAGACGGAGACAGATACACTTACAATGTGAGTATGTATGTTATGGTTAATCTGACAAGGGTAAGACCTACGAACGGTAATCAGCGAATGGATGAGCGAGTAGTGCAAGACATTGCAAAACTTATGATACCTGCATGGAATGGCTTTAAAGTTACTTCGATTGTACGTGATATAGATAATGTGTTAAGCAAGTACAGTGGCAGTAAAAAAAGGCAAGCGATTACAGATACCAACCACCAGCCTAAATGTTGTTTTCGGGTGGATATGACTAATTCATTTGCTATCAACCTTTACGATTGCGCTAGTAGTATTCCAAGACCACAATATTTTTATGCAATGACAGCCCCTATAACGTGTGTTTTTAAAGACAGCCCAAATACATCATTAACGCAAACTTTGTGGAATGGTGTTAAAATACAAGTAGAATATCCTACAGGTAGTAGTGTTACAATACCGCATTTAATAGGTAGAGATGTGTTCCCCGATGTTTTGATTAATTGGATACCACAACAGATACCATATAGTGCAGGTACAGGCACATATACATGGGATTTCCAAGACGGTGACATAATGCGAATACAGTACAATGAAAATCAATAATTTAACAATTTAAAACTTAAATACAATGGCAACAGTAATGAATTTAGCAAACTGTAACTCTAGTACAAATCTAGGAGTATCAGAGTGCGTATTGAATAGAGAAGTATTCCGTTGGGGTATAGCAGTGCCTAAAGGTACAACCCTAACCACAACAAGCGCAAGTGCATTTAATGCAGCACTAACAGCGTTATTTACCGCAGATAGCAGAGCTACAAGGGCTTTCCTATTGCCATCATTTACAGCCGTTACCGACAATACAGGTGATGCAGTAACAGAGGCTCAAGGTAACTTTGATTTCGTTGTAGCATCTAAGCCGTACAACTGGACTTATCGTATGAATACAGACGATTGCACATATAAAAATGTGTATAATCTGCTACGCCTTAAGCAATCTTTGTATGACATTATATTTGTCGATGCAAACGGTAATGTTTACGGTACTCAGGCTAGTGCTACTTTGTTTGGTGGTATTCCAATGGCGCAGATATTTACACCTGACCCAACGCAAAAAACAGATAGTGCAAACCCAATGTACATGATTAACTTCTTGTTGCAAAACAATCAAGATGTAATCACTAATAGCGCAGTAATATCTTCTAACTTCCGCCCTACCCCTGCAACAATGGGATTGCAAGATGTGGTTATGTCGGCAGGTACGGGTACTACTACTGCAACTGTATTGTATGTTAAAGCTAACTTTGCTTGTGGTGGTGGCAATATCGGTGATGTGTATGGTGCAACGCTTAACGCTGGAGCTGCATGGTCTGTAGTGCCTGCTGCTGGTGGTTCGGCTATCGTTCCGTCAGGTGTAGCTTACAACTCTAGTACGGGCGATTATGCACTGACAATTACAAGTACGCCAGCTACAGCGTTAGTTGTTGGTTTGGCTGTACCTTCGGTATTGACTGCAACACCTTACTTTGTGTATGCAATCACAGAGGCAGCGAATAAAGTCACAATTACAACTCCGTAATTATGGTAGATACTATTAGTGTAGAAGGTTATGGATGGACTAAAAGCGTACATCAGAATATGACAGAAAAACAGTTTGTTGATTTGTATAGCAATGATGACCATAAGCATATATACCCATACATGACCGCAGCGCAAAAGAAAGCTGCACTTAAACTTGCATATAAGGCATGTGTGCCAATACCACCGAAAAAAGGTAGTAGCGAGGAGTAGCAGCAAATTTAATAAAATGAATAAGCCCGATATAAGTTATTTATCGGGCTTATTTGTATATTTGTAACTCAAACAAACCAACATGGCAGAACTAATAACTGAAAACATCTTTACAATGAGCAAGGAGTTTGTAAAGGTGGAGATAAAAAAAATGCTAAAGGCGTGTGGTGGAGTAAGACATGAGCAATACAATAAAAACTTTCATGTTTTTATTGCCGCATTAAACACACTTTTAAACGATGTGATACAAGACGATATAACAGATAATTTTTATCCTTATTTTGAAAGGTTGGTTGAACTAAATAAAAAGCATTCAACTGGTGAATCTACAGGAAATATTCAGTTTACGGAACGTGAGGTATTGGCTTATATTGGTAAAGATAATACAGATAACTAATGGCTACATTCTCCGAAATGCTTAAACGTTTCCAATCATTCGACCCTATAAAGTCGGCTGGTGATGCTATGTTGAGCAATAAGGAGCAAATAATAGGCATTAATCAGGATGAATTGTATGAGCGAGGTGTCGGTAAGGATGGCAACAAATTACCGCCTTATTCGCCACAATACGCCAAGAGAAAGCGCAATCCCGAGATAGTAGACATATACCAAACAGGAAGGTTATACGCTCAGATGAATTTACGTGTTGATGGTAACGAATACGAAATAAATAGTAGTGTACCATATAGCCCATACGTACAAGAAAAACGACCTACTATATTCGGGCTTAACGAAATAGGCAAAACCGAAACATGGCGTATTATACAGCCTGATTTTGTATATGAGTTTAAACAAGTAACACAAACAATATGATGGTAATAGATAACAAGTTTGAACATGGAGATGTGGTTTATCTAAAAACAGACGATGAACAAAAGCCACATATTGTAAGTAAAATAGAAATATTTAAAGGTGGTGAACTGCTTTATGGATTGATAAATAAAAAAGAAGTATCAAGCCATTATGAATTTGAAATAAGTACAGAGAAAAACAGTCTAATTAGTGTATTATGATTTGCCCCGAATGTATAAAAAATGACACAGCAGAAAAACAACAAAAATTACTTAATCTCTTACCTCGCTTTAGAAGTGAAGCAGCTAATCAAGGGTATCAAGAATTTGCGGTTATTGAAACGGTTAATAAAAACCCACAGTTCGGATGGCGACCAATCGGACACGAAGATACAACCCGACTTAAAGTCGAAGGGTACTATACAGCACCTTAGCCAACTACCATTAAAAGACTTTATCAATGGTGTGTGTTATGGTAGCGATATCCCTAATTTTGAGCAACTACTACTACAATATTACAGCATACTAAATAGCGCACATAGTCAAGAATATACAAGGCTACTTAGTGCTATAAAAGCTATTCAATTTAGGGCGCAAATCATAGACAGTGTATGTACGTGCCTATGTGCTAATTATCACGAAGATTTAGCCGCTATATTGCGTACAGAATACCCATTTCCATTTAGTGAGGATAGTTACATTCAAGATTTAGAAAACATACCTAAGATTGAGGCTAATAACATGCATCAATTTAACCAACTAAAGGCGCAGTTTGACAAGTTAATGAGCAATGACGGTAAAGAACCTACACCCGAAAGTAAGTATAAAGGCTTTATTACTAAAATATTCGACATAAACGAACATGCAAAGTATCAAGCTATTTCAATGGATAGTAGCAGTACTTATGATTTTGTCATAGCTTTGGAGAGATTAGAAAAATACATTGAACGTTTGGAACAAGACGAACAACTAAAAAATAGAAAGTAATGGCAGATTTAGTAAGTGAGATAATTAGTCAACAGGCAATCGACCAACTAGAGTTTGCCAATAGTCAGTTGGAGTTGGCAGTTAAGAATGTTAATAATGTGGCAAGTGCCGCAAAGGGCATTACTATTGACTTTAAAGGGGCTGCAAATATTGGTGAACTGCACGAAAGGATAGCTAAATTAGAGCAAGCATTAAAGGATTTAGAAACAGCAACTAAAAAGTATGAAGGGGCTGCAAGAGATAAAGAACGTGCGGCAGAAAGGGCGGCAAGTGCGGCAGAACGTGCATCAGAAAGAGAACAAAAAGCAGCAGAACGTGCAGCAAAGCAATTAGAACTATCAGAGAAACAAAAACAGCAAGCGGCAGAACGTGAAGAAAAGGCACTTGCAAAACTTAATAACGCATACGAGCAATTAAAAGTACAATATAAACAAGCGGCAGATGAGGCAAAGCGTTTAGGGGCTGAATATGGCGTAATGGATGCAAGGGCTCAAGCCGCAGCAGGTGGGGCTATGAAGCTATATAACAGCCTATTAGCGGTTGAAAAGTCAGTAGGTCAGGCACAAAGACAGGTGGGGCAATATAACCAAGCTGCATTTGCAATGTCGCAGGTATTGCGTGAGATGCCAGCTTTTGCAAACAGTGTAGCTACTGGTTTTATGGCATTGTCAAATAACATACCGTATTTAGCAGAACAAATAGGTGTATTAAAACAAAAAAATGAGGAATTAAAAGCTAGTGGTGGTACTGCTATACCGATATGGAAAACATTAATGAGTGCAATTACTTCACCAGTTGGGTTGATTACCATTGCTACTACTGCTATAACGTTTCTTGCTGCTAAAACTGATATATTTAAGTCATCAGTAGATGAGGCGGCAAAGAGTGTAGAGGCGTTATCACAGAAACTACAAGATATAAGGCAAGAAATGTTAGATGCCTTTGATATGGAGTCTGCAAATATAAATACTTTAGTATCTGTATTAGAAGATACCAACAACTTGCTAAATCTAAGGATAGCAGCACTTAAAGAACTACAAAAGTTAAAGCCGCAATACTTTAATGAATTGAGCCAAGAACAAGACTTAAAAGGGGTTGCTAAAGACAAACTAGAAACATTAAAACAGCAAATATTAGTTGAAAAGGAACTAGAGGCTACAGGTAAAAGGATAAAGGCGTTAACAGAAGAGAGGGCAAGATTAGAAAAAGAAAAAGCTGTAGAATCGCAAAAGGGCGAAAACATTGCATTTATTTTAGGTTTAGGGCAAAATAAAGCAGAGGATATAGGGGATATAAACCTACAAATACAAGCCGTAACGGAACAAATAGAATCAGCGAAAAATGCGTTAGCATCATTCCGTAAAATAGCACTTACTTTCCCACAAGCACCCGAAAAAACACCTAAAGCCAAAAAAGAAAAAGCAGTTAAAGACACTACAATAAAATCTGAAAGCGATTTACTACGTGCAGAATATGAGTTAGCTAAACAGCGTACAGAACAGAATATGCAAGAACAAAAGTATATATCTGATAATGTGGAATTGGAACTAACAAAGCGACTTGATGCCTACATGGAATATCAGTCCGAGTTGTTTCAGTTGTCGGTATTAGAGCGTGATTTTATTGTAAAGCAAGAACAAGCTAAACAAGCGGAAATACGTGAAAAATTAAAGACCGCTAAGGGTGCAGAGATTGAGAACCTTAATGACCAACTAATAGCATCTAATTTGCGTATCACAGCAGCGGCAGAAAAGACCGCAGGTGATTTAGTTGCTATTGATAAAAAAGGTGCAGCCGAAAGATTGGAAATAATTAGTAGCAGCAATGATAAGTTCATCGAAGCGCAAAAGGAGTTGTTGATTAAACTATCAACTAATGAGGAGTTTTTATACTTAAACGAAATTGAAGCCTTAAAAACAGCATTAGAAAATAAAGAGATGACAAGGCGTGAATATAACAAACGCCTTACAGAACTACAGAAAAAACAACACATTGCATTCTTACAAGCGGAAAAAGAATTCATTGAAAAGGTATTAGCAAATGAATCTCTAACGCCTGAAAATAGAGCAAAATATGAAGAGAAACTAAAAAATATTATAGCTGCAATGGCAAAGGGCGAAAAAGCCCCTGACCTAAAAAACAAAAAAGGTAGACCTACTGATAGGCTTGCTAAGTTATTTGTTCCTGAGGATTTCCCCGAAATGGAGCAATATTTAGAGGAGTTTTACAATAGAACTATAGACCTTGCAAACAGGGCGGCAGATGCAATTATTGAGGCTAAAAATAGGCAGTTTGAAGCTGAAAATGCAAGGTTAGATGAACAGTCACGTAAAATAGAGGCGAACTATTTAGAGCAATCAAGGCTAATAGATGCAACTGTTAAAGATGAAAATGATAGGTATAACCAACAACAAAAACTATTAGCGCAAACACAAGCGCAAGAGGCTACTATTGAGCAACAAAAAAGGGAAGTAGCTAAACGACAAGCGGCAGCACAGAAAACAGCAGCGGCAGCGGCTATTATACAAAATACGGCTGTAGCTATTGCGGCTGCATTGAAGTATACAGTAGGGGCAGCCCCGATAATTGCACTTATAGCAGCTAGTGGAGCAATACAACTAGCAGCAGCATTGAACACCCCGATACCAGCATATAAAGAAGGTACAGACAACCACAGAGGCGGTAAATTCTATGCTGGTGATGGTGGTGAGAAAGAATTAATTGTTTCGCCAAATAAAGCACCGTATTGGTCAAAGAATGTAACTACTATGTATGATGAGCCAAAAGGTACTAAGGTAATACCAAAATCTGTTATTGATTATGCTATGTCTAACACTACAGCTAATACAAGTAGTCTTTCCGCAGCATACGAGGCGCATAGTAACGCTTTATTTGCTAAGGTGGTGGGTGATATAGTTGGTAAGCAATTCGATGCTACAGGGCGTAAATTAGCGTATGTAATAGAAGCTAATAAACCTACAGCACCTAAAGGCGAAAGTATGAGAGATGAACTAAGCAAATTACGTAACCTACAAGGACTATAATCAATGTATAACGATAGATTTAAGATAACATTACAGGCTAAGAACGGCAACTATTATAGTGCGATACAGAACACTGATAACACATGGACTGTAAGTGATGCGGTAGGTGTATCGTATATTGAACATTTGCCGAAGGGGTGGGATGATACGGATATAACATGGGAGCGCAATATGTCATACTTTGGTGTATTCCGTTCTCAGACGCAAAAGTTTAATTTTAGTGAAGATGGCAGGGCTATACTACTATCTATACTTGCCGATAAGGGTACTAACGGTTATTGCAAAATGAGTGTGTTAGTGTACAATGAAAGTACGCTGTTATATGATGTGTTTTACAGTTCAATCATAGACTTTTCGGGCGCAAGTGATAGTAAAAAACAGCAGCTATTAACCGTATCTACTTTAGACGGTGAATTAGTGGAGTTAGTAAAAGCCAAAAGTAGTAGTGAATATAATATACCCTTTTGGGTGTACAGTGGGGGTAGTTGGTTAGTAAATGCAAGTGCAGTATTTGTGCAACATGACGGGATAAAGTTAAGGTGGCAAACACAATACGTAAGTGCCGCAACTGCTACAAATTTATTAGTACCCCCTAGTGGTGGTATAGCTGGTTGGAATAGAGGTTCTACAAGTAATGGTAGACACTTAATACCAGCATTAAATAAATACAATGTTGCTCAAGCTAACGGTACTACTACATTTATAGGGAATGACATTTTAGAAGTTGTATTACCCGTAAACAATCAACCAGCAAACTATAACCGCAACTTTAACGGTGCAGATGACGTACAGGCGTACACTAGAAATCAGTGTTTAGTAAAAAATTTAATTGATAATACGGCTGGTAATGTAGCTTTGAATGTAAGAGTATTTGGTGAATTTGATGGAGATTTTACATACAACAATTCAATATTGCAAGACCAATATTTGCGTATAGTCCTATTTGAGATTGATGAAAAAGATGAACCAGTAACAATAACAGGTAACTATCAATATACTACACTCTATACGCAAACATTACCGCAAACACTAAGCCCGTACACGCCAGTTTCAGCTACATTCGATGTTACAGTAGCTATAACTTTACCATTTAAAAAATGTGCTATAATAGGTGTAATTTATGACGGTGTAACTACTGGTATTAGCACATCAAATACAGTTGACTTTGCAGGGTTTAAAAGTCTTGAAGCTATAGTATTTAGCAACTACAATAGCGGTACATCTACACCAGTTGATGCACCTATCTACCCAGCTAGTACGATTATAGGATTTAGACCGCATAGGTTGTTTCAAGAGATAGTAGATAATTTAGATAGCGTTACCACTGATGCTTACGGCTTTCCTGTACAGTTGGGTAGTGGCTATATAGCTGAGTCTAATTTCCTTGCTAATTCATCACTTGACCCAGCAGACAACTATGATTTAGTTCCTTATAGATGTATAGAAACGTCTGAAAATGCAGTACGTGATATAATTGGTTATCCATACATGACAAAATCACTTTCAGCGTTCTTTCAGCAATGGAACAAAATTAATATGTTAGGGTTGGGTATTATAGGCGAAAATACTATTAAGATTGAGCCATTAACGTACTTTTTTGATAAAGATACAATGATACTCGACTTAGATAATAAGGTGGCAGACTTTACCATTTCACCTTACACCGAGCCATTAGGGAACGTATTAAATGCAGGATATACAGCACTACAGACAAATAAAAATTTTGGTGTAGATAGCTTTTGTATGCCTATGAAGTGGGAACTACCATTGAATAAAACACCAAAATCACTAGACTACCAAGTAACGGAAGTCAATACAGATATTTACTATATCGAAAAAGCAAGGGTACAAAATAATAGCGGCAATAGTAGTGCATCATCTAGTAATGATAGTGTATTGATACAGATTACAGAAGATGTAGTAGCATTTCCCGATGTGCGTAATCCAGCAAATGTATTAGTAGGTGTTAGTGCTTACGGATTAGATAAATACCCTACAGCGCAAAGCAATGACGATACAACAGCACCATACATAAAAGGCATGTATTACCCCGATACGGCTTACAATATGGGGTTAGACCCATCTAGTAATATAAGGCGTAATGGTAGGTTTATAAGGGCTTTATGTGACGGTCAAGATGACTTTGGTAGTGTAATGTCATTCCGTAAGATATACCAACAGCAGTATAACGACCCTACTACACCAGCGTTAGAGTTGGCGGGTATGGAAAAGCTACTAAATCATAGTGCTGTAGTTACTCAGGTAAAAGATATACCATTAACCGAATACACCAAGTTATTTAGACCTTACGTATTTGAGGTGCAAAGCGAATACCCTGTAAATATGTACACTACAATAAATGCCAATCCATACGGCTATGTTCGCTTTTTATGGAGGGGTGACGATTTTACGGATACAGAGTATAAGGGGTTTTTACTAGAAGTTAAACAGTCAGCAGCAAATAATAAAGCTACTACATTTAAGCTACTAGCACACCCATTAACAAGTGATGACGCACTAAAAAAGGCTTAATGACATTCGGTAACTACGGAAATAGTATTTGCAGTAGCTATGTATGTGGTGTTTACCTTTTCATAGTATTCCATTTCTTTGCGTGTATTATCGCAAAGTTGCAAATTTGTTACTGTTACCTTTGGTGCGCTTGTATTGTCTTGTCTTGTAATTGTTCTTGTACAGTCCCAGCACTTAGGAACTTTGTTACAAGATGCTAAAAAAAGAAGTCCGATTGATAAAATGATTGTTTGTTTCATTTGACAAAAGTACATTAAATTTGCAATATGCCAAGTTATGCCATAATAGCTGATTTCCCGAAGGTTTGCGATTTCCGATTTACGGAAGTTAACGAGCCTACAAATGGATTTTACACCAATCAAGGTGGGTTTATTCAGTTTGACCAAAAGCCAATTAATGATAGTAGTATGTGGTTTATGACCCCTAAAGAATACTACTTTAAACGGACATATACTGACACATGTACTATCATAATTAATACCGAAGATACAAGCCCGATACAAATACCTGAATTGTGGATAGTTGATAATAACAATCAGCAAGTACACAACCTATCAGTAAATTACATAGGCAACGTTCCAGCAGGTAATATGACTTATGTAGACCCTGTTACAAGAGTTGCTACAGAGTACCCTATGCGTTCCCATCAATGGCGGTTTAAATTTGATGTACTTATACCCGATTACACAAATGGTATGTACCGAATTACCGCAAGAGTATTTAGTGAGGATGTATCAATTTATCGGGATTACGTTTCAGATACTATTTTAGTGTACGAACAATTTTTAGGTACTGTTTTAATTGAGGGAACTAACCTAACAAATAGAAGTAGTCAGGGTATTGTTGCAGGTGGTTGGAGTGATGAACAAGCCCCAACATTTCAGCATAGAGTAGAGGGTATGGTATGGGAGTATGACCCATACGGAGTATATACAGGATACCTACAGCAACAGTATTTATACTTACAGCAAAACGCTATGAACTTTAGAACGTTCATGTTTTCATTAGGTGCATTGACTGAGGGCGTACCATCACAAGTACATGAGAAAGTAGCAGAGGCGTTAATTACTGACTATTGGAAAATAGATGGTAAGCCATTCCAATTAAACCAACAAGAGAGTGACGGAGTGCGTAAGATATGGGAAACGAATGACCCTAAGATGAGTATTAACCGTTGGACTAATACACCAATAAGGGAACGTTACAGCAATCAACATGTATTTGTGCAAGTTACACCTACACCCGATTTATTTTTGTGGAGTATTCCCGACCCCGAAGTACCTTATGCGGTTGCAGACTATTCAATTGATAACGGTAGTAGCGTTACCAATGTGCAAAGAATGGTGTTCTATGATAGTACTGATGAAGATACTTATATTGCTGCATTTGGGGCTTTATATCCGTTATTAGGCGGTAGTTTACTAAGGTCAGCAGGTAAGATGTATTATGTACCAGCACCAAGCGAAAACCCTACTATATTTGGGGTTGCTCCGAGAGTATTGACAGATTATATGGAGTTGAAATACCTAACTATTGCAAGTGCCACAAATGCAGGTTTTAGGGTATCGGGTAGCGGTAGTTTGCAAGTTATTGATTGGGGTGATAATAAGCCATTAGACCAATACGAATATTTCACAGGTGCTATTAATACGCAAACACACGCTTACGATGCCTTTGCAGGGTTTAGAACTGCAAATGTTTTTCATAATAACGATATAGGTCAATTACAATTTAATGAAAGTGGAAGTTTTTACACTGCAACAGCTAAAATAGTAAGCGTATTAAATGATTTACCCGATGGATTAAATACTCTTTTAATTGGTAATTGCACAAAATTAGGTACAGATAATGCGGATGTAGCGCAAGTAGACCTAACTAATTGCCCTTTGATTTACTGGATACAAATAGCAAGTTGCACAACAGTTACAGGTGTAGATACTTCGCTTTTATTCCCAGCACCGCAACCAAGTTTATTAATTATATTAATGACTAATAATGCATTTACAGCTGCTAATGTAGATACAGTTATAAATGACTTTGCAGACAATAGCTGGAACGGTACATTAGGTGGCGGTACTATTGCTATGAATTTAGGCGCAATGGCAGCACCTACAGCAGCATCATTGACAAATAGAAACTTATTAGCAGCAGCTACACCTGCATGGACACAAACATACACCCCATAAAAAAAATGAAATACATATTATCATTACTAATTATTTTATCCTCACTTACCGCAATAGGGCAAGGAACACCAACTTATCAAGGTAACAACACATCTATTACCTACAATCGGGGTACGGTTGGGGCTTTACGTATGCAGTTGCTACCGAGGGGCTTTTATCCTTTCCCAACATTTGATACATTAGGCACTATATGGGTTGATAGTGCGAATAATAGGGGTTTATACTATCATAACGGCACAGCACGTATAAGAATGGCATCTATACCGTATGTAGATAGTGTAGCATTGAGTATTGAAGCAGGTAGCGTAGATAGTAGCATATACAGTACTGTTACACGCCTTGCAGATAGCTTGTATGAGTTAAGGTTATACACCGACAGCCTATACAATGTAATGGCAACTAAACAAGGTGCAGACAGTTTACTATTAGCCGAACAAATAGCAACATTACAAAGTGATGTAGTCACTTTGGATAGTGCTGTAGGTGTTGCATTTGGGGCTATATCTGCACTATACGACACTTTACCAAACTATGTAGATACTGCACAACTTAACGATAGCTTACAGGCTATAAAAGCGGCTTATGTGCCATATACAGGGGCTACTACAGATGTGAATATAGGTACACATAATCTACTTACTAACAGTGTAATGCTATCCACATCTCCTACAGGTACACTAACTAACGTAGGGCAGTTATACTTTGATGCTACCAATGTTACACCATCAATCCCATTAAATGCAAATGTAACCTTACAGATAGGGCAAGAGGAGCATGTAAGGGCAAGGAATAATACAGGGGTGCAAATTAATGATGGGCAAGTTGTTTACATAAATTCGGCTCAGGGTAATAACCCTACTATTGCGTTGGCTAATGCTGATAGTGTTAATACAAGTGAGGTAATAGGGGTAGCGACTGAAAATATAGCTGATAATGGTACAGGCTTTGTTACTACTTATGGTACGGTAAATGGGATAAACACAAGTGCATTTAATGTGGGGGATATACTATATTTATCCGCTACAAATGGCACAATAACTAATGCTATACCTACACCACCACACAACGTAGTAAAGATTGGTATTGCTTTGAATAGCACTAATAACGGCAGAGTATTTATACAACCGTCAGCACCATTGGGGCAAGATACCACATTCGCAGCACCCTATAACAGTAACAAAGTAGCACCTACACAAAGGGCGATTGGTACTTATACACGAAATATTGTGAAAGATACTGCAAGTGCGTTGAGGACTGCTATAAATACTAAAGGTAACGGTACTGTTACATCTATTCAATTAGTAGGTGGTACAAATGTTACTATTACACCTACTACAGCTATTACTACAAGTGGGGTATATACTATTAGTGCAACTGGTGGCGGAAGCAGCACAATAGTAAAGGCTAACGAGTTTAATATGTTGTATAAAGCAAACGGAGATACAACAATAAGAGGCACAACAAAAGTACGAGTAGACACAACCGATTTGCGAATGGAATTTGCCTATGATGCAGATACATCAGCAGTTACAACCGACCCACATGGCGGTATTAAGATGTGGGGTAGTAATCGCATGGGTATGGGGGCAGTAAGGATTAATGATACAGTCAGCATACCAGCAGCATTACAAAGGTCGTTAAATGCGCAGATAACAAGTACATTGATGCCTAACACAACTGTTTTGACTGGTGCAGGTGCGACAGGTAACTACAGCATAGGTGCACCGATAAGCATAATGCCTACATCTTCACCGCTAGTAACTAGCGTTGTAGGGTCGTATAATAGCACAATACAGCATTTTAACTACACCAAGTTGGTAATTACTACACAGACAGCAGCAAATATACCAGCAGGGATAAGAACTAACTCTAACATAATCCCTTTAGGTATAATATGTGGCAATACAAAATTTGGCGGTGGCGGTGGTAGAGGCACATTTACATTTTCTTTCCCTACTTATAATTCAGGGCAAAGGATATTTGTAGGTTATAGCGTATTGTTTAGCCAACAAAATACAGACCCTACTAACTTTTTACAAACTAACAGTGGGTTAGGTGTTGGCAAAGATGCAACAGATACAGAATTACAATTCTTTCACAGTAATAATTTATCCGTAACCCCCACCAAGGTATCTACAGGCATAACCCCTAACGCTGAGGATGTGTATAGGGTTACAGTTTATGTTGCTCCAAACAGCGCATACTACATACAGTTAGAGGTGCTTAACAAAAACAGGATAACGGTAAGAACTTTTAACCCTACTACTAACGTTCCAGCAGTAAGTACAAAATTATACCCTATGCAGTGGATTAATAACGCTACTACAGGGGCTGCAATACAATACGGATTTATTTACGCAATGGAAGAAATTTATTAACTATGATACAGATAGAATTTAAAGAATACACTACAGGAATAGCGACTAAGTTGCACGTTACAGCCACTATATCAGACGGTAGCGGTAGTATATGGTACAAACTATTGTCAGCAGATAACACCTTAGTGACTGAGGGCAATTTACCCGTAGATACTGAATTTGCACTTGCTTACGATGGTAGCGAAATAATGGCTGCAAATTACATAGCTAATTATTTGGGTGTTGTAATAATTTAACTATATTTGTCAAAACTAATTTAAGTAGCAAATGTCACCTAAAGAGGAAACTGTACTTACAAAAAAGATAACAGGTATAACGTGGGGAGTTATTATTACAATTACCACAATTACAGGCGGTGTGTTATCAATGGGGTTGAAAGGTTATACCAACATTCTATCAGCTATTGAGCGCAATAATAGCGACTATAGACAGGTACAGGAGCAAATTAAATACTTAGGTAATGACGTGAATAGGCATGAGCAGCAGATACAATATTTAATGACAGCTAAAAAGTAAACTATGAATAATCAGACATTAAAATTCGGTGTGCAAGGTTTTGAAGGAACTACACCACCAACACTTAAAATTATATACCGTTTCTTTATGGCTGCATTGGCTATATGGCAGGTAATTAATCTTACTTTCCCTGAGATTAACGATGTAGTTGCAAGCTACGTTAGTCGGGTGTTAGATATTGGCGTTCCTATCCTATACGCTGTAAGTAATGCGTTTGGGTATGTGGCGACCGAAAACAATAATAAAGATACAGCAGAATAGAATAATTTAAGTACATTTGCGTTCCTTCCTTTGGTTTGGTTCGGATTGATTTTGGTTTGTGATAGCCTCGCTTTTTCTAAAGCGGGGTTTTTTGTGTATATTTGCAATTCACAAAAAACCAAATGAAATGGGAAAGCTAACATTACAAGAAAAATTAAACATGGCTAACGGTACAGTAGCGAAGTTAATTAAGGAAGTGCAAACGGTAAAACAATATGCGAAAAAGGTAGACGCACAAAATGAGATACTAAGAGAAGAAAATACTAAGATACATTCAGATTATTTAAAGGAGTTAGAAGTAGGCAACAAAGGTATTTCAGAATGTTATTCTAAAATTGATTCACAGAATTACGAAATATCCGAGTTGTCAAAAGAACTTTTAGAGGTAAGAGCTGATTACGCACTACTTGAAGAAAAGTATTATACGCAAGATGCAATCAACACTAAACTAAATGCCGAAAACCACGCACTTAAAGCCGAGATTGAGCGCACTAACCGACATATTAACCTTGCCGAAAATCAACTGCATAGAGAGCAACAACCTTTAGTAGTAAATCACTATCATAATTGTACGATAAATAAATAAGTCATTCATACAGTGTTAATGGCTGCACTATTCTTAGTGTGGCTTTTTTTGTATATTTGCACAAACAAACCAAAACATGATACACTTAATTTACATTTACCTAATGGTTAACGCTTATTTAATTGGGGTAGAGTATGACTTAAAAGAATACAAGATTTGGTCTATACCGTTAGTTATTTTGTTTTTGCTAATGCTTGCAGTGCCTATATATATACTAGATGCTATAATTTCAATGTTTAGTAATGGTGGCGTTATGCGTAGATTTTATTACATGTGCAAAGATTGGGGCAAAGCAACTTTTTTCTTTGAAAAATATTTTATAAAAAGCGAAAAAGGTGTTGACTTCTTTAAGAAAAATTGTTTTTTATTTATAAACACTAATTACGACAAAGAAGGTTGGATAGTAAAACTACATAAATTAGTAGCTAAAAAAATAATAAAAAAAATAGAAGATTATGACATTCACAGACAACCACCCAAATAACCGTAAATTCGGGCTAATGCTACTCAGTGTGATACTTACCATTGCTGTAGGTGCTATCGTGGCGTTAAGCGGCTGCAAATCAACCGAGAAACGACAAGCAAAGTTATACGGCAAGTTTGATAAGCTAAAGCGCAAAGCCGATGCTGATAGTGCGTTAAAGGTAGTGCCGAGCAAATGGAGTTTGGATAATTTTCCCGTAACGGTTGGTAAGGGCAAAACGGTGTATATCCCTGGGCGAAAGATACCCGTACCCGTACATGATACAGAGTATGTGCAAATAGATTGCGATAGTGCTATAAAGGCGTTAGGGATTGGTAAGGGAAAGGTAAGGGTTAAGCCGAGAGATAGTGTAAGGGTAGATACAATTAAAGTTACCGATACCATTATCGACAATAGACCGCTAAGCCAATTACAGACCGATTTAAGGCAAGTAAATGATAAGCTGATACAAAGTAAGGCAAGTGAGCAGACGGCAAAGGATAAGCTAAATAAACGCACTGGCATAATGTGGTGGTTAATAGCTGTATTGGTTGTGCTTTTATTGTGGACTTTTAGAAAGTTGTTTGGATTTATCAGATAAGGTAGTATATTTGCAGTGCGGTATATAGCAGTGGTTAGCTAGATAGGCTCATAACCTATAAGTCGTGGGTTCAAATCCCACTACCGCTACAAAATAAAAGCCTACCTTAACTGGTGGGCTTTTTTGTTTTAAATTACTATATTTGCACTATGATACCAAAAGACCCAATAACCGTAACTAGGTTAGCAACACTACACCCATTAGTGCGTGATACCTTTACACGCTTCATAGTGTCAGCAGAAACGGAGTTAAATATAACGCTGAGGGTAACACATGCCTTACGTACAATAGCCGAACAAAACGCCTTATATGCGCAAGGTCGGACTACAGCAGGTAAGATAGTTACTAACGCTAAGGGTGGGCAATCGTATCATAATTTTGGCATGGCTTGTGACCTTGTGGAGTTGGTAGGTAAAACGGTTAATTGGAATTTTGACTATTCCAAATTAAAGCCCATTGCTGATAGGTTAGGCATTGAGTGGGGCGGTGGTTGGAAATTCGTTGATAAACCACATTTTCAAATCACATTTGGTTACAAAATAGCGCAATTAGCAGCTATGCCAAAGGATAGTAAAGGATACCCGATAATAAAATAATTATAACCTACTTAAATTTGTTTAGTTTTGCGAACATTACTCACATAACTACGTATAATGGCTAATCAGCACACAGTATCTAAGTATGAGCAATACAACGATGAACTATTAGCACTCAGCAATTCAGGTATAAGCCAATACGAAACGTGTAGACAAATAATCAAATCGCACAAATTAGAATGTAGCGAAGATGGATTAAGAACCCATTTAAGAAAGTTACTAAAAAAACAGCAGCACCCACTACTATCAGCCGAATGTGATGAACTAGGAATACCATTAGACGATGTTAAGCATTATTGGTATAAGGGTAAAAGTTTCAGCATTTTCGTTAAAGGTCAACAAGTAAGCTATGAGGATATTAGGCAGTCAATTATCCAAGATATTAAAGACCATGCACCCAACTATCAACCTTACCAATATACGCAAGACGAACAAAGTTACCTGCTAGTAATAGACCCAGCAGACATACACCTTAACAAGTTATGCAGCGCATTTGAAACGACTGAGGCTTGTAATCACGATATAATTTACAATCGAGTACTAGAGGGCGTAAAAGGTATTATCGGCTATTGTAGAGGCTTTAAAATAGACCAAATACTATTTGTAGCAGGTAATGACATTCTGCATGTTGACAACCCTAAAAACACAACTACATCAGGCACACCACAAGATACCTCAATGATGTGGTTTGACGCATTTGTGTTAGCTAGAAAACTATTAACCGAGTGCATAGAACTACTACTACCTATTGCACCAGTACACTTCCAATATAATCCTTCTAACCATGATTTTACAAATGGTTTTTTCCTTGCCCAAACTATACAAGCGTGGTTTACTAACTGTAATGGCATAACCTTTGATGTGAACATGCAGCATAGAAAGTACTTTAAATATGGGCAAAATATTATAGGCACTACACATGGAGATGGAGCAAAAGAAACTGATTTAGCATTGTTAATGGCACATGAAGTAGGGGCTGCATGGCATGAATGTAAACATAGGTACTACTACACACACCACATACATCATAAGAAAAGTAAGGATTACATGAGTGTATGTGTAGAGGCATTGCGTAGCCCAAGTGGTACTGACGGTTGGCATCATCGCAATGGCTACCAACATAGCCCTAAAGCGGTTGAGGGGTACATACATAGCAAGGATAATGGACAGATAAGTAGGCTTACGTATATATTTTAAAATAGCCCACTATTTGCGTAGTGGGCTATTCAGTTGGTTACAAATTGTAACCGTTTACTTTGTATTTATTTCACGTTGCAGATACCATAACGCTTTTTGTATATCTTGTTTTTTGTTGCCTTTTTTATCAGCACGTAACAAGTATTTTAGTGCGTTACCAATGTTGAAATTAAGCCCAAAAGCATCAATAATATCAATGACCTCAAATCCTTTTACATTGTAGTGGCTAGGGTGGTTTACCATGTCGGGTTGCGGTTGGGCTATCGGGTCGGGTTTATTATTCCTTACCTCATGCGACATCAATATATTATCAACGGTTTTGTTAATTGTTTCACTTTCCTTTGCCGACTCAATACTTGCCACAAAGTCCGAGTAGTGGATTTCGGGTAGGTTGTTAGTCCCCCTATAGTTACTATATTCTTTACCGTCAAAATGCTCCCTAAAGTGCCTATGTGTAAATAAATTAAAATCGTATCCTACCGCAGTCAACCCGCACCCCCTTGCCAGTTCCGCTAGATGTTCTAATTGTTCCGCAGTGTCGAATTTAACCGATTTGCCCTCAAATGGATTATTTTTGTTCATATCGTTTATTTTTTAAGGTTTTTAATATCTTTCCGTATCTGCATCAAATAGCTGATACACATAATCAGCAGTACCGCATCAAGCAGTAATAGTCCTATTATGGTTTGTGGTAGTAGGTGCATTACTTTGCGTTTAGTTTGGTGAGGTAATCGGTGTATTCGGATTCGGTGGCTGGTATCGTACCATCTGCATAATCAGCTAATTTGTGCCAAAGTTCAGAACGTGTATTTTTAGCGTATATATCATACCCACACAATTCATATTCAACAGCTGCTACAACATCAGTAGTTTCGCTCTTAATGTACTTTGGCAACTCATCAACTGGTACATGCTCCCACCAAGATAGCAGCCTAAATAAGTGTGGATAATCGGGGCAAAAAGTAACCCACTTACTTACATCTTCCTCATCTTCTTTACCCCAACAATCGCCACATAATGCGTGATGTTTAGGCACTAATATATCCCCTGCCATTAGGTGCGTAAAATGTGGCATTGGGGCTGTTACTTCGTATCTGCTATTGTTACTCATTTTCTAGGCTTTTTAATCGTGATTTTAATTCCTTTGATACTTTACTATTAGCCGCCTCATATTCAGCTATAAAAGCCCTCATATGTGCTGCCGTTACGTTTTTATCTGCTATACCCTTTACCATGTTGTACGTAGCCAAATTGCTCAGGCGCAACGATGGGTCTTTAATGTTAAGTGCTATTACTGCTACTTTGGTGTATTTTAGTGTTTCTGACATTCTATATCGTTTGTTTTGAATTGCAAATATACGCCAACATTCCCGAATAAAAAAATAAAGTTTTACAAAATAAAGTTTTTTATTTCGGGAATAAGTAGTAATATTGTGGAAAATATAGCAACATGGCAAACGAAATAGAACAAAAAATACCTTACGATTTTAGGCAAACAGAACAATTAATAAGCAAGCCTACAGAGGATAATGACGATTACGAAGAAGAATACACAGATTCATATTAAACAACCAATAAAAACCAACCAAAAATGAGCAAGATTTTAGAAGTAGGCGACTTTATTTATGACGATAACAGAACGCCACACAACAGGTATGAAGTAGAATCGTGTACAGCAAAAATGTGTACTATCGTAAACAAAAGTACAGGCACTAAAGGTAAAGCAAAAAGAGAGCCTGATGCAGACGGTAGATATTCGCTACATGGCATTTACGGTTGGGGTTGGATGCCTGATGTAAAAGCAAAACAGTACTATTTGGAGTATGTGAATAGGTTAAAAGAGGAAAACAGAATTACTAAAATGCAGAACCAAATGTACCATGTAAAATGGCGTGAAGTATCCCCCGAAAAACTTGATTTGATAACCAAAATTTTAAACAACCAATAAAAAACAAACAATGACAGCATTTAAAAACCTTTTACTATTCTCAAACAGGATAGCCCCCGAATTAGCACTAGAGTTCATAGACTTAGTGCAAGCCTATGCAGCCGAAGAACATGAGGCAACTATTGCACTGCTAAACGAAATTAAAGCGGTTAAAAAACCTTACGAAGTAGTAGCCATAGCAGGTACAGCCGAAACGCTATTATCTAACCCACATAAAACCGTTGAAGGATGTTAGAAATACAAGTAGAAAGCCCCGAAGTGCTAAAGATATTGGGTTATATCGCAGCGATTGTAGTAGTTGCATTTACCATTGCAATTATGTTTGAGGGTAAAAGCACCAAGCGCAAAAAGGAATTTAACGAACAAGATTTATTCAAATGATACCGCAAAGCATAGAGTTGATATTTTACAGCATTTTGGTACTAATAGTACTTTATTCACTAACAATAAAAACCAAATAAAATGACACAACAGGAAATTAAAGAAAACTTACCACAGTTACCGTTACAGACAGAAGATAATGACGGAACAGTATTAGACAATCATGGAAAACTTATTGTATCTACATGCACACATGATTATGAAGGCATGACAGATGTAGCAATGGATTTTGCTATAGTACACGCCATCAACAACACTTACGACAAGGGAATAAACCCTGAGAGTGTGAGCGAAATGTATAATGCACTACAATCAATACATCAACACTTTAGTGGCACTAATAGCAATGATATGGCAGATATAATTCAGGACATTCTAAACAAAGCAACACTATGACACGTAAACATGAGCCTAATTTTGCTGTCATTGATTACAAAACCGCAATAGAATTTTTGTTGCCAAGACATTACTCAGGAAGAAAACCAAACATTAAATATTCTTTTGGATATTATGAGCATAACGAATTAAAAGCAGTTTGTTCATTTGGTAAACCTGCTAATAATAATTTATGTTATGGGATTTGTGGCATAGAATACAGCAACAAAGTATATGAATTGAACAGGCTTTGCGTTGACGGTGAAATTAAAATACAGTTGTCAAAGTTTGTTTCATGGTGTTTAAATTGGCTGTCAAAAGAAGATTTAATTATAGTTTCTTATGCAGACACGCAAATGTTTCATAATGGCTATATTTACCAAGCTACTAATTGGATTTACACAGGGGAAACAAAAGCAAGAACAGAAAAGTATGTTTCTGATAATAAACATTCTAGGCATTACTCTAAAGAACAAGATAATAGCATTAGAAAATTTAGAAGTGCAAAACATAGGTATGTTTATTTTGCTACCAATAAAAGAAACAAAAAATATTACAAATCAATTTTAAATTACGAAATAAAGCCATACCCAAAAGGTGAAAACAAAAATTACACTTTGGGAGATTTCTTAAAACCAACATTAATTTATAAACATGACACGCCAACAACACAAACACGACCTACTCGTACAACTCCGATACAATCAGCACTTACTTGCCAGTAGGCGCAGACCAAAAGTAAAATTTTCACAACTATTACCTAACTTTTTAAAAGCCATACAATGCACATTTTCAAAGCAATCGAACAAAAACTAACAATCGTAACAACCAGCATAGAGCAGCGTAATTTCTTAACGGCTGTACTAGATTACATGCAGCAAGAACCAGCGTTACCGTTTGAATTTGATGACCATTTTATTTGCAAATGGCTAAAAGATAATACATACTTCTTTTCATTTCAGGTAGAAAATTCATGGTCCGATGTGGCAGACTTAAATAATTTAGACCTAACATTCACCGTCAAAGAACTATCCGCAATACTAGGCAAAACAGAAAACACCATACATCAAATATTGAAACGACCAAAATGTATGAAAGCGGAAAACATAGTTTCAAAAAATAAATCTGAAAACAGAGTAAAAATTACACTAAAAATAAAATAATAGTTGTACATTTGACAAACTAAAACAAACAAAATTATGAGCAAGATTAAAACACTAAGATTGCAAAACTTTAAAGCAATCGCAGACATTCAAGCCGACTTTAACGGCTGTACCGCAATAGTGACGGGCGGCAACAACAAAGGCAAAACTTCGTTTTTGCAGGGGCTAGTAAACCGTATTAGATTTGTACGACCCGATGTAATGGTAAAAGAAGGGGCTACCGATGGTAAAGGTGAAATGACCTTAGACACTGGGGAGCGTTTTATTTGGGAGTTTGATGTAAAAGGTAAGGATAAACTTACTTTGATTACTCAAGAAGGCGAAAAGCGCAATGTTACAGTTGAATTAGGTGCAAAGTATTTCCCGAAAACATTCGAAATTGACAAGTTCCTAAACAGTACACCAAAACAGCAATCTAAGCAGTTGCAAGATGCGCTAGGAATTAACACTACCGAAATTGATAGCAGGTACTTAGATGCTTACAACAAGCGTAAGGACAAGAACGCATTAGCCGAAAAGTATCAAGTTAAGTTAACGCAAATAATGGAAGTGCCGCCATGCGAATTTGTAGATGTTGAAAAGCTAAAAGCAAATGTAGAGCAAGTACGCACCAAGCTAAATAATGAGTACTTAGCCAACAAAAAAAAGAATGACGATTTACGTGCAAAGTGGAATGCTGATTGTGAGGCTATAAGAAAATCAGTAAACGAACACAATTCAAAGCAATCTGAATATGATACAAAGATTACCACCGCTACACAAGCATTGCAAACGCTGCAATCGGTTGGTTATGATGGTCAAGATGTACAAAAGTTTATAACTACACTCAGCACATTTAGGCAGCCTACACAAGTATTTGAGCAACACCAGCCAGCAGAACCAGCATATATACAGGAAATGCCAAATGATGCAGAATTACAAGAGGCTAATAATGCTGTATATGGTGCTGTAGAAACGAACGTAAAGGCACAAGCGTACAAAGACTACATAGACTATAAAGAAACCGTTAAACAGGCTAAGATTGAGGCGGAAGAGGCAGAGGCGAAAGTTAAGCAAATAGAGGCTGAAAGAAACGAAATGATAGCGGCTGCAAAAATGCCTGATGGTGTGGAATTTGGAATAGATGGTTTGACTTACAACAAATTGCCAATAGACCGCAATCAGCTATCTTCATCACGTATTACAATACTTGCTTTACAGATTGCCACATTTGCACTCGGAGAGGTAAAAACGCTATTTTTTGATGCTTCATACCTTGACAAAAAAAGCCTGTCAGATGTGAACGAATACGCAAAATCACAAGGGCTGCAACTACTAATTGAAAGACCTGATTTTGAAGGTGGAGAAATAGAATATCGTTTGATATGCGATAATTCAGATAGCGAACCACAAACAACATTATTCAACTAATCATTAACCGCTACCCCGTAAGGTAGCATAATTTTAAACACACAATGAGTACAGAAAACCAACAACTACAGTTAGTTAATCCGCAAGACCTTTCATTCGTAGATGAAAATATCCTAACAGCTAAACAACTACAAAGCCTACTCAAACATACACCACCGCAATACGTACACACTAGACCAGCAAAGGGTGGTGGCACATGGGAATATGTTTCAGGTGGGTATGTACGTAAAGTGTTAAACCTTATGTTTGGTTGGAACTGGTCATTTGAAATTGTAGATGAAAAAATACTACATGGCGAAGTAGTAGTAAAAGGTAAATTGACATGCACCAGTAACGGCACATCTATAGTAAAAATGCAGTTTGGCAACAAGGATATTATTTATAAAAAGTTGCAGCAAGGCGAAACGGAAAGAGTACCGTTATCAATAGGTAACGACCTAAAGGCGGCAGCTACGGACGCGCTCAAAAAGTGTGCAGCAGAAATAGGGATAGCAGCCGACATTTACAATAAACAAGACTTTAAAGCAGTAATGGTAGATACATCGGTAACAGACATTGAAAACCTTAAAGAACTGTTTGAAATGAAGCGTGAAGCTATGACAGCAGAACAAATAAAGAACGCTGAAAGGATAATCAAAAATTCCGAAACAAAATCATACAAAAAATTATTTGACCAACTAAAAACACTGTAATGAGTATCATAACTAACACACAAAGATTAGGCAATTTCACTAGCAGTAACATTTACAAACTGCTATCTAAAGCTAAAAACGGTAAAGACTTTGGCGCACCTGCTATGACTTACATAGAAGAATTGAACATAGAGCGTGAAATGGGAATACATTTAGGTAATGAATCTAATGCACGACCTTTAGATTGGGGTAAGCACTGTGAACAATTTGCATTTGACCAAATCAGTACTGAATACATTATTACATCAGATGTGACCACAGTTCACCCTACATTTCCATTTTGGGTAGGTAGCGCAGACGGTTATAAAGAAGATACAGTTTTTGACCTTAAATGCCCTATGACTAGAAAATCTTTTTTTGGTTTGGTAGCTGGTGAAAACATTTATAGTATGATAGATGGATTTACCCGCAATAATTTCAAATATAAGGCACATACAGACGCAGAAAAATACTATTGGCAGTTAGTATCCAATGCTATTATTTTAGGCAAAAAATACGCTGAATTGATAGTGTACATGCCATACCAAAGTGAACTGCTAACAATCAAAGAGGCTGCAAAAGAGCTATATAAGTGGATACACTACAGTGCAGATATTGAACTACCTTATTTGCCTGATGGTGGTAAGTTCCAAAACATAAATATTATCCGTTTTGAAGTGCCACAAAAAGACATTGACCTACTAACAGAATGTGTAACCGAAGCATCTAAACACCTCATTACACCATGATACCGATAACGGCTAAGTTTGTAATTGACTACTACTGCACCAATCAGCACCAAAACAAAACGTACAGTAAAGAAACAATAATAGCCGCTTGTTGTGAGTTTTTCAACGTTACACACCCCGAAATATATAGCGGCAGTAGGAAGTACTACATAAAGGATTGCCGACACGCTGCTATATATTTTATGAATAAATACGGAATGAGTACGGTTGACATTTCAAAGCACTTTATGTTAAACCATTCAACCGTAATACATTGCGCAAATACAATTAAAGAAATAATGCAGGTAGATGCAGATTACAGAAACAAGATTTACAATTTACAAACCAAAATAGCAACACATGACCACAAATAAAGATGCAGAACTAAAAGGACTTGCCAAAGATTTACGCAGGTTGTTATATCTCAATCAGGCACAAACATTTACTATTCAGTCAATATTGGCTAATCCAATTTGCCAACCTATACTGAAAGACATAATCAAAAAGCAGGTTAACGCAATGAATTATGTACGTGATGAGATAAAAAGGCGTGACCACAAAGACACATGGCAACCTATACAAAACGAACTGAATAGCGATAGAATGCACGACATTGCAGTACACATAGACTTCATTTCAGACATTTCCAACCTTGCAGAAATAACCGATATACTACAGGAACACTATAACGAACAATTAAAAGCTAATCAGCATGCAAAGGCGTAACGAAATTATATCAGGTGAGGTAGGGCACACCAAAATAAAGCGTGATTATGGTATATTTTCACTCTACAAATTGCACGAAGGTGAGAGCAATTACCGAAAAATAATGGAAAGTACAGATTATGAAGTACTAAGACCACACCGACACGAACACCGCAAGAAGTACACCTACACGCCACCACCACCAGTAACAGTAGAGCAAAGCAGGGCAATGCAGATTAAGGCAAAGAAAGGTAAGCAGCAAAAGCAACATACAAAACCGAAACAACCGTTGCCAATAGGACACGTTAAAGTAAAAGTAGCACGTAATGCGTACCATGTAATGTTGTATATTGGTGACGGTCACTATAGAAAGATTAAAACATTGTATAAGTTTGCAGACACACTACCATACCGAAACAATAAAATGATGACGCATAACGGAGCGTTAAAGTACCGAGATTTTAAAGAACCAGCACCGAAAGTAAAGCCGTTACCAATTCCAAAAACACCAGCACCAAAAAAAGTAGTGCAAACAATGGATACTACTTTGAGGGCGAAAGACAAAGCGTTAGAACGAATTGCAAAGCCCGAAAAGTTGGTGATTAAGGAACAAAACAGACCGCAAAAAGTACGTGTGCAGGTAAACAGCAAGACAAGTATTTTAGTGTACCCTAATGATGTTGAAAATGCGATTACAAGGTACAATCAGCGATACAAACAATCACAGGAACAGCCATGCCACACATCAAGGCAAAGTCCGAATAAGGGAAAGAAACAAAGTAAAAACGATACAATTTACGCTTACTAAACAAACCAAAAAAAATGAAAAGAATTTACCACCCTTACTGGCTATGGGAGTGCTATAAAAATGGGATGTGGGAACAAACTACAAAAAAAGAAATAGAAACATCCTTAAATAATGCTATTCAGTTTACAGGGAATCACATAGAATACGGTAGCGCTATGCTATCTGTTATAAATAATTGGAAGTACGGAATTGAACACCATTTAACAGATAATAACATAAATAGGAAAGCATACATAGGACATGCAGCATGTAATTTTAAATTTGGTTGGTCTGAGGGTTTAGTAAGAATGGCATGGGGGTATTTAACAGATGAACAAAGAGATTTAGCCAATAATGAAGCAGATAAGTATATTAATGTTTGGATTTTAAGAAACACACTAAACGGGAACCAATTAAATCTATTTAATGAAACTGAAAATAATAGACTATGTAAAAACATGGGAAAATAGAGGCTACAAAGATGGGATACCAGACGAAGCGCCTATTATGTTAGAACAGTTGTGTAAAGTTCCAAGCTATAGAAAAATAGTAATGGCAATACTAAAAAACGACAATAATTTACAGTCATTAGGGTACACGCCTAAAAAATCAATTTACTACAATATCCTAAAAAAAATAGAAATTGATGCAAGAACAGAAGAACACCCAAAATACAAAAAGAAAAATATAGACATTCAGCTAAAATTATTTTAAATAAAGTTTGCAATATCGGTATATTGTACTACTTTTACACCTCAAACATACCAAACATGACAAACAAGAAAAAAACATCTTTTACACTTGATGTAGAAACAATGACAGGATTAAGCCATTTATCTAAAATTAGCAAAAGGAGCATGTCTAACATGATACAGGTGTTAGTAGCTGAGAAATTGGCGCTTAGAGAAAATGATTTTTTTAACCACATGGACAAAAAAGAAAAAAACAAACGCAAATGAAAAAGTACATTGATTTAAACGTTTATGATGCAGCAAACGAAAGGATAGATTATATATTCAAAAACTTTGAGCGTATATATCTTTCATTTAGCGGAGGTAAAGATAGCGGGGTAATGCTTAACCTTGTTATAGATTACATGAAACGGAACAACATAAAAGAAAAGATTGGAGTAATGGTTATGGACAATGAAGCCAACTACAACTTATCTCTTGAATTTATGCACCGAATAATACAGAATAACATAGATTATCTTGATGTCTATTGGTGCTGCTTGCCAATAAATTTACCATGCTCTGTAAGTTCTTATGAAACGAATTATGTAACATGGGGGGAAGAAGATAAGGAAAGATGGATAAGACCAATGCCAACAGAAAAATATATAGTTAATATTTCAAACTATAAGCAATTAGGCATGGATTTTTTTCAGCCAAACATGCATGATAAGGAGTTTTATGATAATTTTTCTGATTGGTATAGTCAAGGAAAATATTGCGCTAATTTAATAGGAATAAGAACACATGAAAGCCTAAATAGGTTTAGAGCAATAATGAACGAAAACAAAGAAACTCATGGCGGTAATATGTGGACAAGGAAAAATATAGGAAACAGCTATAATTGCTACCCTATTTATGATTGGAGAACAGAAGACATTTGGATAGGTAATGAAAAATTTGATTGGGATTACAATAAGCTATATGATATATTTTGGAAGGCTGGATTAAGCATTTATCAAATGAGGGTAGCAAGCCCATTTATGAGTGAAAGCAAATCTTCATTAAATCTTTATAGAGTTATTGACCCTCATGTATGGATTAGGCTATGCGCAAGAGTTGCAGGGGCTAATTTTTTAGCTACATACGGTAAGCAATTAAATTACCACAGCTTTAAACTTCCCAAAAATCACACATGGAAATCTTTTGTAAAATTTTTGTTGTCTACGCTACCAGATGAAACAACAGTAAATTTTAAAGAACGCTTCATTCAAAGTATTGCCTTCTGGTGGAGGGTGGGGCGTGGATTGAGTCCAGAAGTTATAGAAGACCTTAAAAAAAACAATGTTCCTTTTGTTTTAGGTGGCAAAACTAATCATGGAAGGCAAGATAAGGAAAGGGTTAGGATGCTACCACAAGACCATTTAGATATGCTAAGATGCCACAATTCAGAAGTTACTTCATGGAAACGATATGCAATAACAATTCTAAAAAATGACCATACTTGTAAGTATTTAGGATTAATGCCAACAAAAGAACAATTATTAAGACAAAAAACAATTCAAGCCAAATATAAAAAAATATGAGACAAGACAATTATCCAACCAGAAAAGGCGACACTTACGAAATTATTCGCCCACAAAAAAACTTAACAACTATCCAAATTGAAAAATTTAAAAATGATGGATATTTGGTAATAGAAAACTTTTACAATCAGTTGTCTGAGATTTCAGAAACTTGCGAAAGTATTTTTAATGGCAAAATTGAATGCTACAAAAGCATTGAGCCAAATGCTAACTTTATTAGGTCTGCATTGTCAATACATAATATTGAAGGTATAAGGAAGGCATTAACTCCTAAACTTATCAATACAGTTAAGTGTATTCTTGGTAATTCAATATACATACATCAAAGTAGAATTAATTACAAAGCAGGAAAAGACGCAAACGGATGGAGTTGGCACTCTGACTTTGAAACATGGCACGCAAAGGATGGCATGCCAAACATGGATTGTTTAACTGCTTTTATAGCAATAGATAATAACACAAAAGAAAATGGGTGTATTCAATTGATACCAAAATCACACAAGGTATTTATTAGTTGCCCAAAAGTTGGAGACGTAAAACCAGAAGATGAATTTAAAGAGCAAAAAGAAGGAGTACCGAGCGATAAAATAATAAATGAAGTGTGTAGTGAATTAAATACAAAACCAATTTATATAGAGTGTAATGCTGGAGACCTTGTATTGTTTCACTGTAATTTATTACATAAATCAGATGGTAATAACACTAACAGCAAAAGGACTAATTTATATTTTGTATTTAATT